CCTATAGGTGCTTATGCTTATAAATTAAATACATATTTGTCGTACCATGCTGAAAATTTTTTCTCGTGGCGAGGTGGTATAACTTATCATTTTAAGGTGGTAAAGAGTCAGTTTCACACCTGTCGTATAAGGGTTTCGTATGTGTCCGGTCTTTTATATAATTCGTCTCTAACAACCGTTGATATTAATCGGGTTTATTCACGTATATATGATATTCGAGACCTCACTGAGTTCGAGTTTGTGGTGCCTTATGTTAATAATGCACCTTGGTCCTCCCTTAACAGTGCTTTGGGGGGGGAAATTAGCCCATACACAGACACTGTTCCGACAGGCGTTGTGTTGGTCGAGGTTATCAATGCTTTGCGTTGTCCTGATACGTGCGCCCCAAATATTGAGTTTATTGTCAGCACTAGTGCTGCTGAGGATTTCCAATTCGCCATCCCCACCCAATCGGACTGGGGAATTAATACTGACACAAATTTTCTAACTGGTTCTGACTTTGCTGTTGGTAACCCGGATGTTTTGAGTGAAAAGCTTACTCTCTCTGGTCCAAGGAAGAGAACAATGAAGAGTCATTTTTCACATTTGTTTGAGGACATGAATGATATTCCAGTTGAACAGGGTATCAATCCAGTTTTGCAAACACCCAAACAATATAAATTGTATCGTGATGGCAAAAAGAAAATTGTACCGTCATTGGCAGAAACACCCAAGGCTTTGGAGGCCGAGTTGAATGCAGTTACTACCCAGCTTGAAGCTGAAGCACCACTTTTGTTGCCATCGGAGTCTATGGATTTTTATAAATCATTGACTGATGATTATTGGCGTAAATTTGTTGAAAAAGTGGATAAGGTGGATGCTTTGGATTCCTCTAAGGCACGATTTATTGCCGCGTTTATTGGAGTTTACGAGGACACGCCTGTTGCTGAACGTCCTAACCTTGAGGAACTGGTTGTTGACCCACAACTCGTCCCTCTGGTAACTATTGTTAAGCACACACCTGTTTTGGTTCCTGAAACTGGAAAACCACAGAGTGGTGATTTGATTGTGCCTGGACCCGTTGATAATGGCCACGCAATTAATGCATTCGGCATGGGTGAAATTGTGACGGGCTGGCGTCAAATTTTGAAAAGATATGATGGCCTGGGTTTCGTTATACCAACTTCAACGCCTGGTCCGACCCAGATTGTTGGTATGTATCCTGCTGATATGGGGATTCGATATCCTATGTCGGCCAGCCCGGCTATGTTTACTACATATAATGTCATGTTTAACAGAGCTGCAGCACTTTACCGGTATTGGTGTGGCTCAATTCGTATTTCTATGTATAGAAATTCGGGCACTCAATCGACCCAACAGTGGCGGTGGAATCCTGTCACTTCAATGTTGGTGCCAGCTTCGGCCGCGATCACCACATTTCCGGTTGTTAATCAGCCGGTTCGCCCAGTAGTTTTAAATGTTAATTCTTTTTCTAATGCTGGGCTGCCTAGAGCAATATATTTTCCAAATACTGAGGAAGTGTCAGAGGTTCTGAGTCCTTTCTATGAGAGATATCCGGCCATTCCTACACAGCTTGGTGGCATGGATTATGTTGATATTGGCACGACGGGCTCAGTCCTAAATAAAAACCCATGTAATTTTG